CGGCTGAGATATACGTCCCAGTGATTGTGTTGCCGAGTAAGAAACTCATGGTGTAAAGAACTCCAAAGATGTCGTGTGGATGTAGATGCCCTGACGTCCCCCGTCATAGGCCGGTTCATAGTCGCGGCCCACCGCAGTTACTCGCATTGGACACGGCTCTGCTCTTGCCTTGGCAATTATCAGTTCACCGAGGGTCTCGGCTTCTTCAAGGGTTCGAGACAATACCATCGCGTTATATCGAACCAGCCTGGGTGATGTGATCGCGGGGATAGGATTCAGGAAGTCGTCGCCATCGAATGTGAACACGACCGAAGGGAACCCAGCGTTGTGATTTCTCACGAACGGGGCGACAGAGGCCAACGCCACAGGGGGGTCCGCGTCAGTAGTTACAGCGGAAACCAAAAAGTTGTGCACTGTTGTTGGGATACTCATGGCTTGGTCACCGACTTCCTAAACTTCACGAGTCCCATCTGTGTTCCACGAGTCGCCATGTGCATCGAGTAACTAATCCCACGCTCAAGAACAGCAAGAGCAGCGCGTCGGTTCTCCCGGAATGCCCTTCTTCGCAAGTCCCAAGCAAATGTCTTACGCCCAGTCTTCCAGTGCATCGCACCGTCCTCAACCAAGTGGGCGAGAGTAGATGGGTTTCCCCTGCCACTGTTGGTCCTGCGAACCATCGACCTGTACCAGAAGTTTGTTTTGGCGTGCTTCTTAGCCTGGAACCGAAGGCTAGATTTCTTTTTCGCCCACAATCTGAACCTCTGTCTAGCGAATGTAATCTTCTTACCAACGGCGCGGATCGAGTTGCCTCTCAATGAAGACTTTGAACTTCCGTATCGGTATGCAGCCGATCCGTAGTACGCCCTAGATTTATCGTCGATCACATCGGCAGCGGCGCGGGTAGACATCTTCGCGTACTTCTTGCTCAGGCCACCCGTTTGGATAAGTGCCTGCAAGTCACGCTGGATTTGCTTGTCGTCCACGGCGTAGGTAATCACAGGTCCACCTCGTAAGCGTAGATGACCAACTCATGGTTGACTTCCCGAACGTCATCAATACGCTCGATAGCCATCTCTCGGCCTTTGTAGGTTAGACGGCATCCGTAGGTGATGGCGGAGTCGTAACGCATCTTGATCTGGAAGAACCGGCGTCCTTCGGTCTGCTGCATACCCTGGTCGTCGAGCATGCCCTTGATGCTTTTGACTTCGCCCCATCGGACGATCGTGGAGTCTGTGCCGCCAATGAAATCATCCTGACCCGAATCACCGGCGTCAGGGGTGCTGCACGTCACCGTGATTCGATGGCGAGCGCGGCCACTATTCACATCGCACCGTCCCGGAAGTTCTCAAGCAGGGATCGGTATCCGATCGGCAACTTGGAGAGGTTCACATTCTGCTGGATCTGCTCGCGGTTCTCATAGAACGTCGCAGCAAGTCCGAAGATACAAAGCCGAAGGTCGGGGTCAATAACCGGTGTCGTAACCGTGTACTCCCACCGGATAAGAACATTGGCGTCGATATAAGACTTTGGCCGTAGCCATGCGTACCACCAGCCTGTTGCGGGGTACAGGAAGAACTTGCTTGTGATGTCTGTGGTCGCATCGGTGTTTGGATCTATTTGCGTGAGCGTACCGATACCGTCGGGGTCTGCGATCTCTGCGCGGAAGTGTGGGCGATAGTACCCACACTCCTGGGTGATGGTCGCCGTTCGTGTAAGGCGACCGGTCCAGCGTTCTACTGCGGAGACAGCCGTGTCCAAGGATCTCTGAGCGGCGGGATCGTCGTCTGAAATTTCCAGACGGATGTGATCCTTAAACTCTGAAATCTGGAACGGATGAGCCGCGACATTCGTGAGTCTGTGCATCAAAGCCCCCAACCCCCCCTCCCCGAAGGGAGGGAGAGTGGAAGAGAAAGATAAAAGGAATCAGGCGACCCAAACGATTTGACCGGCTGCGTAGGGACGCAACCATCGACCGTCAGAACGCATACGGGTGAGGTAACGGACTTCGCCCGCTGCACTATCCGTATAGGGGTCGATCAACTGTCCGAACCCAACACGGTCGAAGATACCGTAATCTTCGGTGTGCATCAGTACTGCTGCGACGTTTCCATCCGACTTGACGGGGAGGTTGTTACTGACTGAAACCGGGAGACCCAAGAGGGTTCCAACTGAGTTGTCGTTAGCAACAGTCGATGTCAAGAACGGCTGGTAAAGAGGCCTTCCAAAACTATCAACCATGCTGGCGATCATGGCAAACGTCTCCTGGCCCATGATCCACTTCAGACCGCCCCAATACTGGGCGGGGATCTTTTCGTACCGGAGACCGGTGATAGCCTGTGTGACCATCTCCATTGCGGCGTTGCCGCCAGCAGCAAGAGTCGAAATATCAAACTCAGTCTTATGGGCGGCGGCGTTGCCAGTGAAGATCGCCGTCGGAGTGTCGGCGGCGGTGGCGTAGGCGGTAGAGTTGGCGGTGGACCACTGTTCTGGGGTCGAGAAAATCGGCTCCGGGCCATCGTCAGAACCGATACCAGTCGCGTATTGGGCGTCCCAGTAAAGGCCATGCTCCTCAGCATGCTGAAGCAACATTTCTGCAACAGCGTTTCCGCGCGCATCCCGAAGAAATTCCTCGGTGACGTTCGAGCGGGCGGCGCTCTTGAAGTTACGCACTCGCACACGCTCGAAGGAACCAATATGCGAGTTGTATGCTCCCGATTCTTCTACAAACGAATCGCCGGTCATATCAATACGAGCGTTGACACGCTGTAGTTCAATATCGTTGCTGTACGAACGCACGAGACAGTTTTGTCGCAAAACTGCCGACTTTGGCAATTTACGAATCATCTGGCCGAGCAAATCGACTGGGATACTTGCACCAGTGATCGGGCTTCCCGAAGTACCGGCTGCGTAAGTCGAGTCGGAACCGTCTGAACCGCCACCAAGCGGGTTGGCACGATATTCCGGGTCTCCGCCGAGGATGCGAACTTCTGTTCCGTTGATATCAAACCGATACCGACGGTCTTCACGAGGTGAAGCGGTAGAAGAACTGCTGAAGCCAAATGAAGGCTTCTTTAGGAGGGCGTTGACCTTTTCGCGGGCGTCTGCCGACCGGATACTGAGGTCCATTTCGGCGAGGCGAGCCTCACCGGTTTCGAGGATTTCGATCGACTCAACGTCTTCGATACTGTCATTGCGCAGCATGATTTCATTCATCTTGCCAGCAAGTTCGTCCCGCTGTTCGCGGAGACTCCGTACATCAGCCATTTCTAGGCTCCTATTTCAAGACTCCGCGAGCCAAACTTCCGTAAGCGCCCGCACAAACCAAGGATAACTCTACGAGCCTTGCCGATCGCACAGTGCGAATGGATGGGGCGCCGCGAGAATGGGTCCAGGTGTCTCCACCTTCGGACACGATAAAACCAACTGAAACCGAACCATCGAGGTCTCCACGCCTGAGCGCTTCGGCAACATCTTCTCGGCATTCCGGCAGATCGCAGGAAAAACCTAGTCCCTCTTCTCGTTCTTCAAACCGAAGGGTTCCCGCGCCTGTTCTTGCCAGGGGTACAGCGTTCGGTTCGTGCTGTATGAACATGGACACAGAATCGTCAATCTGCATCGCCCTCGGTTCCATTCGTTCCCGGTATGGGCGAGGCTTGTCGCGTAGGACACATGAGAGGCTGCGGTACGGGACCGCGATGCCTTCAATCGTCCGATTCGTCATTGTCCCCACCGGCATCACCCGGCGATGAATCGTCTGCATTTGCTTGTTCCTGATTCTGCTCGACTGGGAGCATGTTGGGACCGATGAGAACTTCGTCGCCACCTTCGAGGGGTGTGTACCCCATCATGGTTCTGGCTTCGTTGCGGGTCATAATTCCCGACTGGATTGCTACCTGGATAGCGTTGACCTGCTCGCTGAATGTTCCACGAACCAAAGGCGATGTGTCAAACCAAACTCGATACCTCTTGCCAGATTCACGTCGTGACGGCAAGAGTTTGAACCCTAGTTCGGCCTGAATAGACGAGAGGTAAGAACCAAGACATGTGTCAACGTACGCGCGTGACATTTCACTAGTCTGTTCTTGAGTTGAGTTTTCAAGGTTGTACAGGTACTGCGGTGGAACACCGTACATCTGAGAGACTTGGTTGATCGTAAATCTTCGTGCAGCGATCCAATCCTGGTCAGTAAGTGACTGACCAACTTGTTTCACGTCAGATTCATTCTGTACAACGATTGGTCGGAGCATTCCTTCTGCACCACCATGCGCTGACAAGAAGGAGTCCTGCAT